CCCGGTCATACCCTTGCGGTTCCATCACCGGGGACCCCGCAGATAGAGTAAGGGAATGAGTAAGCCAAGGCATATACGACACATACCTTCTCCCCGGATGCCCGCATATGTGGTGGACCCGGACGCGATCCTTCTGGACGAGGACTTTGACGAGGTGAACGAGCAAATCCTGTTCGAGCCGCCCATCCTCGCGACCCGCCGCTGCGGCGGCTACATGGCGCGGCTGGACGAGGAGCCGGACGAGGATGAGTAAACTTTTCGTGACCACCCCACTTGACGGCCCAATCTTAAAGCATTAAGTGTCTGTTAACCACCGAAAGAGTAGCAAGGTAACAGATGTGTAAGGGTTTGAGGATAGAACAGTCACGGGTCCAGCGGGAGATAGGTCCTGCGCGGATAGCGTGGTTGACCAATGGGGGTATCATCCTGTTGGACCCACTCTCCCTTTACCGTGGAGAGTTACATGGCTGACCCCGATAGCCTACCCGAAGAAATCCTGACACCGGCACTCGTCCCCTACGCCGAACGATTTGCAGACGAAGGCGTACCAATCCGTGCTATGGCGAGGGCGTTCAAGCAGACGGCGGAAGCGATTAGAGAGGCCGTTGAGACAGCGATCTATTCTGGGCGTATCGTCCAGATGCCGAAGGACGACTGGCCGGTCGGCCAGAGCCGCGACGACCGCTCGCCCGTCTTTATCCGACAGAACCGCATCAACGACGACAGCCTGATCTTCACCTGCAAGCAGTTGTTCAAGATCACGCGCCTACAGGCTTCCTTCCTCGCCGTCCTGATAAACCGGAACGAGGTGAGCAAGGAAACGCTGCACCAAGTCATCGAAAGCCGCCGTCCACCCGGCAAAGAGGAGACGGACCCCAAGATGGTAGATGTTGTGATCTGCCTCTTGCGCCAGCGACTAAAGCCGTTTAACCTCAAGATCACTACCCTATGGGCCTGTGGGTATTACATAGAGCCGGTCCAGCGAAAACAAATACTGGAAATGGTGAACAACTATGTCAGTGGAAAAGCAACCGGCGAAGGCGGTGAAACGGTCGCCGCCCAAGAAGCCCCTCAAGACGAAGGGAACTAGCCCGCTATTTGACGAGGGGATGATAATTGACTGTCTCGCCCAGCCCATCGGGTTCGACAGTATAGGCCCGCTGCAATCCGCAGCGATGATGACCCTGATCGACTGCTTCGACCGCAAGGTCGAGCGCGAGTTCTTCGGCAACGTAGCCGCCACCTGTCTCGCCCTGCACACCGCGATGGGTCGTTTGCATACCAGCACTGTTCTCCGGGCTATGGCCAAGGAGGACCAGTTCAAGGCCAACCCCGAGAGGGAACTCGACGGGGCCATCAAGTCCCTGCTGAACCACGCCTCCATGCGGCAGAAGGAGTTGAACCAGATGGTCCACTTGCTCGTTCAATGTCCGACAGGAGAGGATAGTATCAATTAACGTGGCGTAAACCTTACGCAGATACTAATGGACCCCTCCGAGAGAGGCCACCATGATAGTAAGGGACCGGGCAATGGAAGACTTTAACTGGATCGGCTGGATAGGCCACTCCCTGTCTGGGACCGCCATCCTCGGCTCCCTGATCGGGTTCTTCCCGCCCATTGCCGCAGTTGCCGCGTTCGTCTGGTACACGATCCAGATATGGGAAAGTCAGACAATGCGGAACTACTTTGCTCGACGCCGCGCCCGCAGGATCGCTCGCTACCGTGCCGAGATAGTTCGCCTAGAAACCCTACAAGCTGACAAGGACATTCCGTAATGTGTGCTACCTCCACGGCGAAGCGCCGTCGCCGTCAAGCCAAGATGATTAACGGTCGCAAGCCCAACCGCCTCGACAAAAAAAGAATGATGCTCGCGATGGCAAGGGCAAGAAAAAAATAATCCAGACGTGGTAGCCTCTCCATAACTGGGGAGGCTATCTCATGTCCATGCTGCTGAGGATATTGACGAGCGGGGGGTTTTTAACCGTGGTCGCAACCTGCGGGCTATTTCTAATCCTAGGTTCCCATGTGCGATCAGAGCGGCGTATTGCAGATCGTCTGCAACGTGCGAAAATCCCTCGGGATCGTTCTTCTCAGGGACAACGCGGAGGCCCCCCTGCTTCGTCTTCGTGAAGCGGTAGCCACCAGCCATTGCCCGTATCAGGAAGGGACAGCCCGCCCGGCTTACAACGAGCGCGGGTCCGCCCATGACTTGCCGACCCAAGAGGGCTTCCACCGCTCGTAGGCGCGGTTCAATGTCGTTGGTCGGAGCGGGGAACGCTGGTAGTCCCATGCGCTTGAGCGCGTCAAAACAACTTTCTTCGGAGACGTTCCCCTTCGCAACACCAGATGGGTCGCCCACAACCGCGACCTTGTATCCAGAATACTTATCACTGTACAGCACCGGTCGGAGGTGTTCGAGGACATGCTTCTCTAATCCTATATTGGTGGCGGCAACTTCCTTGTGTACCAGCAGGCGGCCCATGTGGTCAACCTGACAGATCAGGCTCCACGGGTTCCTGCCGAAGTCCTGTGCGATGATGAGCGGGTAGCCGGGGATCAGCAGCGTGTCCTCGACGGTGTGGAACTGCGTATTCCACGATTGCTTGAACACGGCAGCCCCGGTCGGGTCTTCGCCGTACTGTGCATAGACGTACCGCTTCACCCAGTCGCTATCCGCCCCGTAGGTTTCGACCAGACGCTCATAGTACCGCCGCCCCTGAGCCAGTCTTGCCGGATGATTGATCGGCAACTTGATCGTCTCTTTGTTCTGCACCAGCCAGTTGAGGTTCTCAGCGTCCGGGGATAGACCGCTTGGCTGCTTGAAAATTTGCCAGTCCGCTGGCGGATTTTCCATGAAATCGTGCCAAGGTGTAAGATCAGTAGGGAAGTTGGTGTCGGCTATGATGCCGCTCCACGTTGGCGTTCCCTTCTCGGCGCGAGGGTATCGGCCAATACGGCCTGACAGCGGCGCGAGAATATCGTAGTTCATTTCGATGATTTCTGATCCCCACGCTCCCGTCAACTGCATCGACAGCAGCCGTGCCTGATCCTGTGCGTCTTCCAGCGGGATGAATATCCATTCGCTGCGTACATCACCGAAGTTCAGTAAGAAGGTATTTTCCGATACTCGCCACTCGCCCAATTCGCCCAGCCAGTCGCGGCAGTCCTTGAGGACAGTATCTTTCAACTGCTTCAATGTCTGCCGCACAATGGCGTGGCGGGTGTAGCGGAAGCCGTCCCCTGCTTGGTCCTGCTCCATAGAGCGCCGGAACAATTCAACGATACAGCCTGTGGTCTTGCCGCTACCCACAGGGCCAGCGATCAATCGCCCGAAGGCGTTGGACTTCATAAAGTTCTTGATCGTCGGCGTGGGGGTCGCGTCGAATTTTATCATTTGATACACTTACCTGACTGGAACCAGCCGTGGCAGGAGTTGCACAGAAACCGCTGGTATTTCAACTTGGCTGCGTACTGGTAGCCGCGCTTGACCACATCGACTGACGTACACTTCGGGCAAGCTGGCCTGTCGAAGTGATCGTAGATCGTCAGGTTCGGATGCGTTCGCATGAAGGGGCGCAGCTTGAGATAGACGCGCTTGAGCAGCCGCACGTCCTGTTTGTTGTACCGGACCATCAGGCCCCACGCTTTTGCGTCGGCGGTGAGCATGACCTTCTTCCACAGGGCGAACCCTGTGTTGGCCAGCTTCGTGCCGACCCCGAGTAGCCTGCCCAGCGTATTCAGCCGGTTGCTCTCAAAGTCGAACCACCGCTTGGCCTGCTTGTATGTGTCGATGGTCTTGGACGGTGACGGCGGCGGCATACCCAGCATCGCGAACCGGGCGTATGTCTTGCGAATGTCGAAGCGGTCGCCGTTGTGCGCGATCAGTATGTCTGCCTCGTCAAAGACTTTCCACAAGTCCTTGATGAGTGCGCTGTCGTCCTGTTTGTCTTTCTTGAAGTTCTTGTATTCGGGGAGGGAGTGAGCGTGTATCTTGGCCTCGCCTTCCCACTGGTACGCGAAGCAGAGCATGTACCAAGGCTGCCTAACCTCGATAATGTCTGTCTCCCACAGCTTGCCCCAGAAATATCCGAGTGAGGGAGCAGTCTCAATATCGAAGTAACAGATGCGCGGCTTCCTATTCATGCTCAATTTCCTTCGGTGGCGGGGCTTGAGGGGTAATGTCTTTCTCGAACTTGATCGGCTCTGCATCCCCGAGATTGATCGTGATGACGAACTTCTCTCCGG